ATACCGAAGGTCCATAATACCCTGCCTTGTTGCGGACATCAAGTCATCATTCTTTTTTACAATGAGGCCGTCCTTGCGATGGTAGCTGCCGAACTCTAACCACCAGTTGACGAGAGTGCTGAAAACCTTGAAGCGGCCAGTGCGCATCCGTATCAAGATGGCATCTATACCAGCCTCAGTTGAATAGCCTCCTCGCGGGTGAGTAGCGTGAGTAGGCCGCATCCGCAAGCCAGGACTGCCGGGAAGGTCGCGGTAGCTTTCGACAAGCTGTATGCCTGTGGATTTTTCACGGTCTCCCCCGTCATGGGGCCACGCGACAGGAATTTCTCCGAGGACGGGACGGAGTGCAGCGACATGCAGTGCGGACATTGCATCTGCAACTTTGTGCTCGTGGACGACATAGACTATATCCGCATCGGCATCGTGACAAAGGGTAGCGCAGGCGAAAGGGTGGCCAATGCCAAAGTCCACCCCGGCTATCTTCTTCCAGTATGGCGGTATCTCACTGAGGGGCATTGGTGGCACCCGGATCATGTCAGGCGACACTTCCTCCCACACCGCACCCGAGCCCAAAAGGGGAATGCCATTGACGCGGGCTTCGCGCTCGAAAGGTTTGTAGCCAGCAGCGACTTCCTCGGGATTGGGGATATGGGTAACGTCCCTCATCCCCATTAGCACGAAGCCGCGACTGACGGAATTAGGAGCCGGGTAGAAATCCGACACGATCTCGGTAATACCGTTCAGTGGCGTGAAGGTCATGTAGAGCATTCCGCCAGTAGCGGTTATGCGCGCCTTACACTCCGAATGAACGTCGCCAGGCGGTTCCTCATCTTCCCAAACCAGGTCTAGGCTGTCGGCTTGGAACAGGGCACGACCTTGGACGTATGATTTAAATCCCAGAACACTGATCCCACCGCTTGTATGACGGACTGTGATAGTGTCGAAAGCACCTGTGGTTCCATGACCAAGCGTTCGTCCCAGGAGAAGGTGACGCGGAATGAAGCCGGTTCCCCATCCTTCGTCAGACGGGAGTTGGGCAATGGTATGATGACCGCATAGTTTTGATTGTTGGACATCTCTTACCTTTGCTGCGCTTTCCCCACAGGCCCATGCCATAATGGGTTTGGTGAACCGTCTGCCAGGCCACCATCCGGGATACAATCCAGTAAGGTGAAAAGCCATCTCAACTGCGCCGCATTCCGTTTTACCAAGCTGGTTTCCAGCCATGATAACTCGCTCGCGTTTAGTGGCACCGAGACGGTAAAACTCCAATTGCTTTGGGTAGGGTATGAAGAAGTCAAGTTTTGCCCTTTGCTTTAGCTTCTCAGCCGCCTTGAGGCCAGCGAGTATCTTGTTCAGTTCGCTCCGGTCGAGATTTTCGAGATCAGAAGTCGTCATTTATAACGCTGCTGGTCGGGGTGATGTCAATTGTGGGCGGCAGGAGCGATTTGACGACGTTTGCCCCCAGGGTAGCGCCGAGTTTTCGGATTTCCTCGATCATTTCCTTGGTGGTAAGCTCCTGAGTGACCTTGTGCTCAGATTTTTGCACTGCGGAGTGACCGGCTAGGGCCAGGAGAAGCTTGTTGGCCTCGAATGAATTGCGGTTGAGTGTGTTATTGGCGATCCTTTCGATGTTCAATTGCGCCATCGGGGCGAGGGCCTGCTGCCGGCGTCCTACTTCCTCGTGGATGGCTGCCTGGACTGCCTCGGAATGCGCCAGCCGGTGGGCTTGAACGCGAAGGGACACGTCTGTACCCTCGTAGCCTGCGGTTCTAGCCGCTCCTACGGCGTTCTTGCCACCAGTGGCACAATAGGCGATCACGAATGACCTTTGCCTGGGGTTCAGGCTGGACATGGCGGGACCGAGCTTGCTGTCTTCTAAGATCGTGTTCATGAAGGTATGTTAGCGTAGTTAGCGCCTGGTGTCAATAATGCTAACAGTTAGCATACTCAAAAATCTTGTCGCCGCGCAGTCTGGGTAGGAATATTCCCCATCGCACGCACGTTAGCATCCAGCCGGCACGATACCCCCGGTCTCTGAACGATAATTCATGAGGTTAGCATGAAATATAATTCATGAAATATAATTCATATAGTTAGCATGAAATATAATGCATCATGGTTGCCTAATCATAATGCGCATCATAGATCATGTATGCTAACATCACACACTCAATAATTGAACGCAACTCAACTAATAAATGTGTTGCAAGGTACGATTGATGCGATCATCTTCAGTCCTGTCAGACGGGCTCACCGATCTGGGATACGCCGAGAAGGCGACAGGCCAGCCGACCCAATGAAAGATAGTGGGCGCGATCGACTGGCACCGTGCAAACGGGTGCTGAGATAACCGGCAAGGCAAGCGAGGCAATCGAGACGATGAGCGATTGTGCAGTAAGTAGCCCGGATGAGGTAAGCACCTACAGTAAGTCGCGGATCGCTGATAAGACTACGCTCACATATGAATACGCCCAAAGCAATCGCCCAACGCGAGCTAAGCGACGTGTGAGCGTCGATGTTATCAGTAGGAGTAATCACCATGCTATTCATCGTTGTCACTCCCGGCTACGGCGGCAATTGGTATCTTCGTGGGACAACCTGGACCGGCGAGCAAGAACGAGCCAACAAGTTCACAACCCATGAGGCAGCACTTACTGCACTCAATCGCGCTCGGCGCTTTATGAAGCCAGCAGCGTTCAAAGCCGCAACCATTGTTAAGCAGGAGTAATCACCATGACCAATCCACTGAGGGATGAATATCAGCGTCAGCAAATCGAGGCTTGGCGTGAGCGCAATCTGAGAGTTAATGGATTGCGTGATACACATGAGATCGACCGTGAACTGGCAGGGATGCCACTGAGCGAGCAATTCAAAGCATGGAAGGAATTGGCACCATGATCTACACCTTGCGCCAGATCGCCGATGGATATGCGGTTGATAGCGCAACACGAAAACAAATTTATGTCGCCCATGACATGAAAGGATTACCAGCCGCGAAGGAACGGTGTGAAGCGTACATTCGCGCGTGCGAAGCGTTTAACACCGAGAAATGGGTTAAACCAACACTGCATGGGCGAGTGTATTAAAGGAGTTAGCAGACTGTTCTATATCTCCAGTAGAAGGTGAAAGGGTACATCCATGAAAACCTACCGCGTTGACGCTCTTGGCCGCGAAACTGTCTTCCATCTGGTCAAACGCCATGTCGGCATGGACATATTTGCCAACTGGCACGACATGCTCACCGATATGGCGCTTGGGTACACTCGTTATTGTGCAACTGGCGGCTGGCGAGGTGAGGAAGAATTTATCACCATTTACCGCGTTGCGTCCCTGCTTGACAGTCAAGTGGCAGACTGCATCATCTTCCTACTCAACCATACCAACATGAAAGATGTGTATGTTGTGCACAAGGATGGGGTTGCACGCGGGCATTGCTTAGAAGAGATTAAACCAGAAACTTGGGTGTATCCGTCCGAGCCTGCACCTTGGGATAAAGAAAAACTGTTCCCTAAATATGTCGGCGTACCCGATCGTAACACACCACAAAAGCGTCGGGGCGATCCATCCTTGGGTTATGACTTCGGGCAGTTGTAAACTTCTAAAGATCACTGCCCATTCCCTATGAGTGGGCAGCATTGTTTAGAAGGGAGATATCATGTTCGCCGATCATCAGCCGCGCATATCCCAATGGGGGCGCGCTAATCCCCATAACTTTGCGAAGGTGTGCGAGTTTGTGCTCGGTACAATTCGCGCGCACCTGAGAGACGCCGCGGAGGCCGCCAGGACGGGAGAATATCCATCATTAGTATTCTTTGGCTCAAAGCTAAATGGCCTCTCCTACCTCTCCCAGAACGCCGACAGCCTATACCAAGATGCGGAAGAGGCTCATGACGACGCTGCACTAATGGCAGTGTTCATGCGCATCCCTGGCATCGGGCCAGCTAAGGCTGGGTTCTGCTGCCAAATGCTCTACAACCGCGTTGGTTGCCTCGACACACACAACATCGTGCGCTTCGGGTTATCACCACGGTCGTTCCGCATCGACCCCGATTACAACGCTCGCACACGTTGGCATCGCATCCAATCCTACATCGACACATGCACCGCTCTAGGTGGTTGTGAGCGCCTGTGGGATGGATGGTGCGAATATGTCGCCGAACGCGAAGGTGACAAACCCGACCATATCTCCAATCTCCATACTTGCATGGTGAAATGATGATAATGTTTCATGGATCGACGCTGTACGCTGTTCATTCGCGCACGGTCGGAACATTCGGAGGTAAAGCCGCCAGGGCAACGATAAAGGTGTACGACACTAGGGATTGCGGATCACCAGTGCTAACGGTGAGCGGGGAGCTAACTTCAATTGCCCTTGCCAGCCTCAGGGAGCGCCGTGGAGATAGGGAAGCGGTTCAAGCCTACCTCACGTCCATCCTGGCCGGTTCCGCTAACGTGTGAGGGTGTGATGGAAGTTTACCGCATCGAACATGCCGAGAAAAAATGTGGTCCCTGGTGCTCATCCTTTATGGGCGAATTGGATTATCTCGATGCAATCCAGGATGCAAGCCGCAGATTGCCCCCACCAGAAAATGACGGGATTGATGATCCTTGGCAAATCAATAACCGGCGCTTCGCATTTCCCATTCGTTGGATGATCCGTTATTTTTTCGATGAGGCAGCAATTGACGCTTTGCAAGATGCAGGCTTCGTCGTCCGTGTCTATAAAATCGGGGATCGCCATTTGCAAGGATACCACCAAATCATTTTCGACCCTACCGAAGCCGAGGTAATCTCGGAAATCCTTCTCTCCAGCCTGTAGGGAGTTAGCATGGCTAACATCGGACCCACTCTTTCCATCGAGCGCCATCCCTATTATCAGTTGCCTTGGTTCAGGCTAACAATCGCTCGGGACACTGTTACCGCCATTACAGAGGGAGAAGCGCAGGAATTGTTAGCATACCTCAAATCCGAATTGGAACCCGAAGCTAACACTCACCAATGCTCCGACGAATTTCCATGTCACCGTTGTACCGAGTGCGATAAGGAGGAAGCGGCCCGATCCTCTTTCGGGATCGCTAACCGCCAATCCTGAGTTTGTTACTGGGAAAATCCAAAACCTTAAAAGGGTACACAGGTAACACTCTCTCTATTATAAGAGAGTTACCGTGTTACCCGCTTTTAGCGTTGCTGTTCCTCACTTTCTAAAAATCGTCGGTAACACGTGGCATTGTCCAGCGAAGGGGTTTTGATCCCGGTACAACGTACTTGGACCATTTCCCTTTCGCGTACCTCCCTAACGTCATTTTGTTGATACCGAGCAATTCGACCAATTCCCCCGTTGTGTACGTTTCCCCACCTTGTACCGCTTCCACAATCGCTCGCTCTTCGATCACCGCTTTAGATCGAAACTGCCAGCCGAGTGATTTTGAAAGCGACACTCTCCCTGTTGCATACCAAGCCGCAGTTTTCTCCGGGTGCAGTTCCCTCGTTTTCTGGTACCCAAGATCGAACGTCAATTCGTCCGTTTCCTTATCACTATCATCGACTGGCTTCAAACTCATTACCGTGTCGAACTGATAGGCTCTCGTTTTGTCACCATACATGCTCCCATCTTTGTTAGCATGGTGCACCCAAAGCTGCCCGATCCCTTGATCCGTTAGCTTCCGGCAAAACGCTTGCACCATTCGCCAGCTATCCGTTTCCTTCATATCCCCGATGGTCAAACTCTGTATGTTGTCGAAGATCACAAACTTCGCTCCAGTCTGTTTCAGCCAATCGTCGATGAAAACTTGACCATCCACACTCTCCATCGCTGGGAAGCCACCGAGCTCGGACAGGAAATCCGCATAATTGAGAAATGTTAGCCTACCCTGGAGATTTTCAACTCCCACTCGTCCGACCGCTTCCTTAATCCGATCCCTAATCAACGTCGCTGGCATTTCACCGTCGATGTACAGCACTCTCTCTGCTGACGGTACATTCCAATGAGGCAACCATGCTTTACCACTTGCTATGCTACATGCTATCGCCATCGCCACGTGTGTTTTGCCTATTCCTGTCGGTGCCACCAGCATCACTCTTGATGTTTTGCTTATGGGACCGATCAACTGCTCCCGTTCCGCAAGATCGTCGCGAGCCAGCCAGGCTTCGGCGGTAAACCTATCCGCATTCAAATCATCTGGGATCGCTGTTGTCGCTGGTGGGTAAGCCAGATATAGCAGCGTCCCGTAACCCACTCCCTCACTACCAAACGAGGCCAGCTTCGCCTCCATGTCATAATCCCAGCCGCAGGCATTACCCGGTTCCTCTTGATAAGGCTCATAGGCACCATTTGACCATTCCAACGCGATCGCCGCTTTCTTCCCCTCATATGGAGTAGCTGCGATAGCCGCTAGGACGCGCACCCAGGCGTTATAATCGCATCCGGGGTCAATCCTACTCAAAGTGGCGATAAGCTCGTCAGCGCTCACCGGAGAGCCTTCCACGTGGGCCGGAGCATCCGATCTATGTGTAAGCTTCTCACTCACCCACTTTGGCAAAGGAACAGGATCACGTCGATCAATCTGAACATACCCCGCCGATGGTGGCACGAGCACGTATCCACTCGCATGGCGTATATCAACCCTAGCGGCGAGTTTCGCATTTCCTATCTCGCCCAGGCCCTCATCATCGTAATAATAATGATGACCACCAGACGGTGTACGAACCGTAAATGTTGGTGGTAACTGGCTCACCAAATCAGGATCGGCACCTAGATCGACATCAACAACAAGCCAACCAGCCGAAGCGGGTACGATCGCTACGTTGTAATCCGTGTGCTCAAACCAATCCGTAATCGTTTTCCGATGCGTGGTCGCGTCCTTAAAACCGTGCATCGTCACCGGCATCTTCCCACTGGTGGGGAATACCGGGATACCAACCTCTGCCAAACGGAGGGCAGCCTGCAAAATCGCATAACTCATTCGTACTCTCCACTAACTCTATGAAACATAAGAAGGATACCACATGAACACGAATTTGGATACCGCACTCGCCTATATCTGGCACTCCTGCCAGTCCGAGGCTAACGCTAATCGGAACCCACCGGAATACTGGTTCTCTTTCAGCCGACGATACCGCGAGCCGCTTGATGGGATCATGTCTAAGGATATGGTACAATCCTACGTAACAGCCCCGGAGCGTTCACCATCAACCCATCCCTACGCTTATGGTATTCGTCGTATTGATGGTCACATTCCCGCGCAGCAAGACATTCAGGAAGTCACTGGTGAGGAAGATATTTACGAAGCGGTAGACGACCGCGACGGCGAAGATAACACCCTCGACCACTGCCACCCTGATCCCACTTATCACGGTGCCAACGAAACTGTTCCGACCATCCGCCCGAACCTGAAAAGGATCACCACCAATGGCGAATGACACCCTCGAAACTGTTGCCGGCAAAATCAATGCTCTTACCGCCAAGCTTGGCAAAGCCTCACTCGATATGCGATCGTATCGAGCAACCCGTAATCAGCTTATCGTAGAGGCTCATGGCCGCGTCATGGCCGGCGAGACCGATCAGAATTGGGAGGCTTGGGTAGAAACCAACATTCAAGAAATTACCTACCGAGCGATTGGCCGCATCCTCATGCTTGCTAATCCACAGCGACAAAGTGCGGAATTAGTTCCGCAAAATGATACTGTAGAAAGCGAGGAAGAGGCTCTAGCCGAGACGCGCAAGGAAATCGCCGAGCAGGCTAAGGCTCCGGTGCCCCATGAGGCTAATCAGGCCCGCCGCATCGTGGAGGCTATGGGCTTTGAGAACCTTCGGGTGTTCGACGCTTGGTACATGCCCCACCGCACCGCGCTTATCGGGCCTACCGACGAAGTGCTAGCGTTACGGGCCGAAGTTGCCTCTCTCAAATTGGAGATAACCAACGTCCATCAAATAAGGGAGGAACACGTTACCCATATCCACATGCTTGAGGCTAAATTGGCGGCCGAAACACAATCCCCGCTCCCTACACCAAAGCTGAGAAAAGAACGGGTTAGAGAAGACCCGTCCCCAGACGAGGAGGCCGCTACTAAGTTATGGCGGTCATATCTCGACATGCCCAGCAAAAGTCTCTGGTTGGCTCAGCGCTTCAATGATATAAGATCGGGGTTGCAGTTTGAGCTTAAAGGCCAGGGTGACGCCAGTTTCCAGGTTGTCCGCGATTACGAAGCGGCGAATGGGGCAGTTCGTACCCTGTTTGATACCAAACTGAAAACCCAGCAGAGCGATAAGAAGCACAAGGGAGACGACTTTTGAGCTTCACTGTCTGCCAGCTTGACCAAGTTCACTGTAGCCTGGTCAGCATCATCAACGGGATGGAGGGAGTGGCAGTAGCCATCCTCTTCTCCATCTTCTTGCTTCTCGTTCTCTTTTTCAGCGGCTTACGGAAAGGAACCAAGTGGTGACAAATTACATTCGTGTGCCCACTACTATGGCAGAACTGGTTGCGTTGCAGGACACGGCTTATGACGAAGGCTATTTGGATGCCATAGAAGGTAAACAACCACGGGATGCCGGCGATCTGCAAACGGATTATAACGCTGGGTATGATGATGGTATGGAGGATAGAGGACATCCTCTCACCTGGGATGTTGATGGGGCAGAAGAGTACGACGACGAGGAATTCTATCTTGATGAGGATGCTTAACAGTGAGTGTCTTTTTCCGCCAATGCCCGATCGACCAACATACGTGCGCCGATCGAAAATGCCTTGGGGAACCACGCACTGAGGATTGTCCACTAGCAGTCATCGCCAACATCAATATGCCTGTTAGCGGCGCAAAAACCGAGCGGGGTTGGGAGTACAAATGGGATGACGAAAAAGACGGTTGAGGCTCTTTCCCGGATGATGAGCCTAGCTAAGCCAGGTGCCTTTGTGGAAACGATCGTCTGGCCTTCCCCGCTCGAAGATGATCCTAACAAGCGCGAGCAAACCCTGCCTGACATTGAACGCATCAATCGCCTGGCAAAGAAACGCGGCGTAACAACGGCACGGTTGCTTGAGTTAGCGGATAAAGCCTCCCCTTACGCCCGAGAATATGGTGCTTACGTTGCCGCTCTGATCTACTCCGATTGGGCTGACGGTGAACCCCCAATTCCAAAGGAACCCGCATGAAGATGCCCCTGGCCTGGCATGAAGAATGCCTTCGCAATCATGAGCGGTGGTATGCTCTCAAAGAGCAAGAGTTGCAGAAGGCGGAAGCGAGCCTTGCTGCTGCCCTCCTATCGTTGCAGTTTAGCCGGGATCAACTAGCCGCTGCCAAGGCCAGAGGACTGGAGGCATACGATCCTGACAAGTTTTTAGTGCCGAGGAAAAAGAAGTGAATGATGCGTTGAATGCTCGCCGCCTATGGAATTATCTCAGACTGATGGAGATGACAAAGCGCCGCCTGCGCGATATCGTTGACGAAGCGGACAAGGCAGCCCAAGAAGGGAAAATGTTATGAGACGTATGAGGGTAGACCAGTTTCTAAAGGAATTGACCTATCTTAAAAAAGGCATGGTGAATTTGACCGGCGAAACCGCAAAGGACTTTTTCGATGCGCTTGTTGACGCATGTCTTGTGTACGGTGATCTTAACAAAATGTTGGATCAAGTGAGTAAAACCCCATGAATGACAAATTGCTCAGTATGCTCATCCTTCTCAAAAGCGGTATCCGAATTAACTTTGAAGGGGAAGCTGGTAAGGACTTTTTCAACTCTCTTTACGACGCCTATTTCAATATGGAGTTAGGCGAACTTCTAGAAGAAGCGCAGGCAATCCCATGAGCGTCTGTTGCACCGCGAGGAACCGTCGTAAGGCTGCTAAGCAGGAACGTCTCGGCCCGAAGAAGGGTCGCGTTGACGCCCGAGGCACTAGCACCAGTTCCGTCAACCTACTCGCCTCCGTGAAAAAGGCGAAAACCGCGCAGAAGAGGTAATCATGGCCTTTAACGCACAAGCCGAAGCTAACGCGCTCGCCGAAGTCGCTGCCAAACAGGCGGCACAATATAAGCCAGCACCCCGTAAGTTCGCCAGCGTGACGGTGTGTTTTGGCCTGCTTTATGCCGTGGCAACAGATGGAACCGCTTGGGCCTATCAAACAGGCAGATGGGTGCAATTGGACAATCTCCCAGCGGTGTCAGTATGACCTTTTACCTGGGGGTAGAAGCGATAGCAACCATCGCCTATTTTGTAGGGCTCGCCGCTGGGGTTATGTTGACCTTGATGTTTATCAAAACAGATCGTCGATGAGCCCCAAACTCCAAAAGTTCTTCGCAATGGGTGAGGAAGATTATAGGAACGGAGAACCTTTTCATCCTCTCTATGACACATGGAGCATTGCTGAACAACACGCCTACGAGGATGGCCGGCTTTGCAAAGCCAAACCTAGAAGGAAAACCAAATGAGGAAATTCACCAATAAGCAGGCGGACAAGATCGAGCAGTGGCTTGACGAGGCTTGGAACGAGGGCTACAAGGCAGCGGAGTTCGATGTTAAGTACAGGGCAGAGTTTGAAAAGGTATTCAATGCCGAGGAAGTAATTAACAGTTTGTCCACTGCTGAGGCGGATATGAAGCGCGCCGAAGCTGAGTTCAACAAGCGTGAGCAGGTTGCGCTTGGTTACGGAACGCCCGACGAATTGTACACTTTTTGGGGAGTACGCGATGATAACTAACGGCACCATCACTTTCGAGAAGCGCATCAACGATGGGGATTTTCAGCACCGCATCGCCAAGGCTGAAATCACCTTCACCGTTGATGCTGGCGATGCTGACATTGCTGATGAAGCACGGTGTCTTGCCCAGCGGCAGGTTTTTGCCAGCCTCGGCATCACCCCATCCGGCCTAGTGGTTCCTGCCTCTATGCCTTTGGTGGTAGAGACCCCGGAACGCCTGGCGGCAACCACTAGTGCGATGGAGCAGCGTCACCAGGCAGAAGCTGTTGCTATGCCGGAGAGCGATCAGGTAGGCGCTGGTGAGAGTGGTATGCCAGCCCCGAGGAACCGTGGGCGTAGGCGTGCAGCGGACCCTACTGTAATTGCCGAGGCCCCGCAGACTGCCTCGGTGGAACAGGATGCAAGCTCACCGCCATCTTCTGGGGCAGTAGCTCCAACGGATGAGATGCTGCGGTCAGCTTGTGCGGCTCGTCAAGAGCGCGGCCTGGCAGAAGGCAATGCCACCATTGGTGATGAAATCCGCGCCCTCATTGCTCACTATGTTGGGGAGCCTGGTAGGAAAGCGGCAGATATCTCGATGAAAGATCGCCCCGCATTTCTGCGCTACCTTCTTGCCCAGACCTTGCACGTTGGCATTTCACTCTAAAACGGGCGGTAGCAGCACAGAGCGTTTCCTGAATTGCCCTGGCTCGGTCCCCTTAATCAAGGGGGCCGGGTTGGACCAGGAAAGCGATGAGCCCGACTATCGCGTGGATGGCACCCTCGCGCATGAGGTTGCCTCCGAGGCCCTGCGCAACAACCTGGATGCCTGGGAATTTGTTACTCCAGGTATCCGCCGCTTCCGAGCCGATCATGTGGAGGCAGTACAGAAATACATAGATTTCGTGTGGAATAGGTTGAAACAGCTACGCGAGCGTTTCGACTATGTGGAAATGGAGGTAGAGCAGCATGTCACGCACCCGGACGAACCGGCGTTTTACGGAACAATCGAC